GAATATATACGAAATAAAGCTAAATGGCAAGCCGCTACCAAATACTGTAAAGATCAAGGTGCTGAATTTAAAATTATTACTGAAAAGGATTTGATTAATTAATCCCAACGTGAGGTTGAGGTATTTGTTATAGTATCGTCAGCGTCATTAATTACAACACCAACTGTAGCTGCATTGTTGCTAGTTGAAGATTGAACAACATTGTTAATATTATTCATTACATGGCCACGAGCCTCTAAACCTTTTTTAGAAGCGTTATTAGCTTTATTAAACTCTGTTAATGCGTTATTTTGTAGTTTTAAATTATTAAAAGCTTCATTGTCTTTTCCATAATTGAATCTTTTATTTAAAGCTTTATCAGACGCTTTTAGTTCAGTTTCTATTGTAGGTATTTCACCATCTCCACCTTCATTTGCTAAAATGGCAGCTTGGTCTTCTTTTAATTGAGCTAATTCTTCTTTTAATTTTTTAACTTGTTTTTCTCTGGATTTTCCAAAAGCTGTTCTATTATCTCCTTCAGCCATCATTTTTTCGTGTTCAGCTATTTTTGCTTCAGTTTTATTTATATCATAGCTCTTTGATTCTGCGCTATCCTCATCTACTAAACCTAATTTCTTACCTAACCATGAATTTCTAAACCAATCCATCAATTTTTTGAAGAATTGAGCAATTGCTTTTATCTTTGTTGCAACAAAACCAATAGCACCAATTACCAATGCAAATTTAGCAATCAATACTAATCTAGCAAGTGAAAAGAAACCACTTACTGCTCTAATACCTTTAGCTAAACCTTTAAATGCTTTTAAGAATATACCACCAGTTAAGAAGTTCATTAGTTTACCGCCTTCTTTACCTTGTTCTTTAACCTGACCAAAAGCGTCACCCATAGCTTGAAATGGTTCCAAAAATGACTGTTTCATCATTTCTAAAAACATAGGCAATTGTTTCTTACCAGTATTAACAGTAGTTTGAGGTGTGCTTATATCACCTTTCTTTTTTTCTTGAAGTTCTTTTAGTTTTGCTAACTCAATAGAATTTGCTTGTAATTTTTTCTTTGTCGTTGCCTGATTTTCATCTTTACCAAACATACGTGTTTGTAGTTTGGCTGCGTCACGTTTTATTTTTGTTTCTAGTGTTAATATTTTTTTTTCTCTTAATTTTATGGCCTTTTCTTCTCGTTTTATTTCATGTTTAGATAATATCTGTACCTCTTTTGTAGTCTGATTAATACGTGCAACAACACCTTGCTCTCTTAATTTCTGTACAGTTGCCTCTGACTTAACGGCCTTTTCTTCTCTTTGTTGTAATAGTTTGGCCAAGTCTTGATTGTAATCTCTTAAATCTAAACCTAAGCCTTCTACCAATCTTTCTAACTTTCTAATTACTTTTGTAAAGTTATTAATAGGACCTTTCTCTAAATCTTTTGTTAAGTTATTAACCATTTGAGGTATATTAGGTACAATAGACTTGGTAGCACCTTTTATTGCCATGCTAGCCTTAGCCATTATTGCTTTACCTAAAACATCAATTGCGATTTGAGTTTGGTCGTCTGCTGTGTTATCTAAACTTGGTAATGCCATATTTCTATTTGTTTATTTTTTTGCAAGTTTCTTTATCAGCTGGATGTTCTTTTTCAGTTAACCATATGTAAGAATAAACTATATGGTTTTCTTTTTCCATACATTTCTTACCGAAAGTTATTTGTTTTCCAGAACATGCCGTCATAAAAACAGCCAATATAAAAAACATTATTATTTTGTTCATATTTTTGTTCATATCTATTTATCTCTATTTCTTACTTGTTCCTGTATATAAACCAAACCAAGCAGCGCCAGCACCAACAACGATACTGATTAACCCACTTTGTTCCATACTAGGTTGTCCTAAATTCATATACCATATTACACATTTGTATAATAATATTATGTAAACTGTTAAGAATAGTCTAGGGAATATTCTCCATGCGTCTACAGCTCTTGCCATATGTATTAATTTAGCATATGGGTTAATACCTAGGTCTTTGATAGACGTATCTACTTCTAGGTCAACTGTTATTTTTTGTTTAGGTTCTGCTACCTTTACGTCTTTTTTTACGTCTTTATTATTGATTTCATTTTCAATTTTAATTTCTTTATCCATTTTTAATCTCCCTTTGTCTTTTTTCGTTTTCTTCTTTAATATAATTAGTCAACATATTAACGTATATATCACGTTCCCATGGTAACATCTGTTCAATGTCGCTAATGCTATATTTATGATGTTGCATTAGTGCAAAATTAACTTCAAAGTACGCCTCTAGGCTATTATGGGTGAGGCCAATCCGAAAAAATCGTTGAGTCCTTCAAAGGTCACTTTACTTTTAACACCTGTCTTTGGATTTGTGACTTCTTGCTCGTGTCTCAATCTAGGCATAGTGTCAAAGAATTTTCTAATTTTATCAAAAGCACCTTGTGGTAATTTCTCAAAAAACTCTTTCATTTCTTCTTTAGTTGTATCTACTCCAGGATAGATTTTCTCTCCTTCAAAGATTTCATGTACACAACTTAACATTAAATCAAATACGGTATCATAATCAGCGTCTTTTAGACTATCTCTGTTTATCATTGCCATCGTAGGATATTTGAGAACAACACCCAATTGCCTTTGTTCATCAATTACTACTTTGTTCGTATGTTCATCATCTACTTGTACCTCAATCTTTGATAGGTCAATTTCAACCTCTGCATAAGTTGACTTATCATCTGGACAAATAACTTTAAATTTAGAAATTTCACCAATTGACTTTGCTCTTATTTGTAAAAACATATATTCTATGTCAAACGTTGGTAAATTAGCTATATCTACTTTGTTAAATGTACATGCACCTAAAACTTTTTTAGTTGCCTCTGTTATTTCTTTTTCTTCACCTGACTCAAGAGCTATTAACATTATCTTTTCTTCTTTAACAAGAAAAGGTCTAAACTTCACTTTTAATTCTTGGGAAGGTAATGTCAATTCATATGTCGGTGTCTTTATTATCGGTAATGCCATAATATTATCTCCTTAATTATAAATTTAATGGTGGTAGTTTGAACGGTGGGAACGCTCTACCGCCGGTAATTTTACCTAACGGTACTCTACGTCTCAAATTGTTCAACACGTCTCTACCTGCTCGTCTCAATTCTGGTGGTAGTTTACCAAGTAAACCTCCTAATAAACCAGATTGTTGTTTCACTGTCGGTTTTCCAAATTTAGATTGACCAAGTTCAATATTGCCTTGTTTATCTAAAAAGAAATTAATCCAATACATGAATTTAAATGTGACTGAAAATGTTTGTACTGTATTCTCATCATGCGAATAATCTACCTTACTTATACTTGTAGGTAAACAATCAAACAATTGTACACCATAGGTTATATCGTCTCTCTCTTGTCTTGACGCAAATTGACCTAATTGGTATATTCTCATATCTGTCACGTAATTTTTGTAATAGTTCATATTGAAAGATTTTGTACTGAAAGCGGCACTTTGCCACATTTCAAAATATGATCTTTCTCTCATAAATTTGTCTGCATAAAACGTTGCTGTAATCTCTGAAGATTTAAAATCAATAGCAACATGTCTAGCTGGTGTATTACCATGTCTAACTTCTTTGGTAACTATTTCTCTATCAGGCATTTCAATAGCACTACAAAATGCTTGAACACGTTTACCATTTGCTATATGTACTTGATTCATATCTGATTGTGTATAAAATGAATCATAAGTTTCATCTGTCATTGTTGAAGATACTGAACCTGCTGAACCATCAGGACCACCACCTAAAGATTTAGGTAACATAAACTCAACATAAAATCTTGCCTTACGAGCAAAGCCTTCGGCCTCATTGACCATCGCCAATACTCTACCTGTTGTAGATTCAGGATTACCACCTTGTGTACGTTTTAATCTTTTATCACCTGTCACGTTGTCAAGTGATCTATCTCTCGGTATACCAATTCTAATATCGTATCCGCCTATTCTTTTACCGCCTCTTAATATCGCCATTAGTATGGTCTCCCTTTCTTAAATTGTGCTATTGGTAAATATACTGCTAAAGCAGCTTCATCATAATCAACTTTTAAAAACTGACTTCTAGTATGTGACCACAAATATTTCTTAATAGCATTTTTAGTTAATGGTAACTTTTTAATTCTATTATAACTGACATCAAATCTATTTGTACTATTTATTTTTGACCCTTGTACACTAAATCTACTTAATTGTGTCAATAGAGTAAATCTCTGGTTTGGTGGCAAATAGTGAAAATTAATACCTGCAAAACCACCTTTGATTGGCTCTAACGGCAACACTAACGGAAATATGTCATAGTACGGTAATGTCTGTTTATATTTAGGGTCATATACAAACAGATTTAATCTTCCAACACTAGGTCTACCAATTAATTTGCCTTGACCCATTAGTTTTCTTGCTGTCATTCTGGATGTAATAGTACCTACTGCTTTTCTATACCAAGACGCTGATTTAACAGCACCGTCTTGTTTATCAACCAGTGTATCTAATATGCTTATTGCCATGTGTATATTTATAACGAAAAAAGGGCTACTATTGCTAGTAGCCCTTTAAAGTATTTACACGTATATTTCTAAACGGAGGGAATGGTTTAGATTATGCTTCGTCCTCAGCTAATTTACTAAAGTAAGATAACGTATCGTCATCATCACTAGCCGATGGAGTACTAGGTGCTTCAGTACTTTTTACACTAGGTGCTGTTTGTGCTGGCGGGAGCTCATCACTATCAGCAGTTTTAGTGCTTCTTGTACCTGAAATTACCCTATTCAGTTTCTCTTTGAGTTCATCATAGGACTTAAAATTGTCAGGTGCTAAGAATGGTTTAAGAGGATATTGTTTTAACCAGATCGCTTTGATCTTGTCATCACTATCAGCAACTGGCGTCACTGCCTCAAATTCAGACTTATCGTAGTTCCAATAACCATCTACTTTTCTGATTTTTAGTTTAAAGTTTGCACCTTTCCAAAAATCAAATGGGTTAATTGGACTTTCGTCTTCAAAAGC